CATGAAAAACAACTCCTCGGCTGGCGTCGCCAACCTTGCAAGGCCGGACCCACACGATCCGGCCGTCTGGCAGCCTGCGCGAGTGGCCTCGGCGGTCGTGCAGCCTGGGGCTGGCGTGCGTGCCACCTTTGTGCTCGCACTTGATGACCTTGCCATCGATCACCACCGTGCGCCAGTCGTAGGAAGGCGTCTTGCCTGCTGCAATCTTGCGCTGGTTGGTGAACGTCGGCCGCACGAACGGCTGGTAGGCCGTCTTGGTGGCCATCATTGAGTGGTACCACTTGATCAGCACGGCGAGCACGAAGCGCGCTTCATCTTCCGGCACCTGGTCATCTTCCTCTGTCGGCCCGTACATGATGCGATTGCCTTCGATGGTGTAGAGCATCGTCGGAATCTTGCGCGGCATCACGTTGGTCGGCCCTTTCCACATGTCGATGACGATGCCTTCGTGCGGATCGTCGCCCACCACCACGGCCAGGACGTCATAGGATGCGTGCGACTTGCTCGGCCCACGCGAGACCACAAAGCAGCGTCCGAACGGCGGTCTGCAGGTCATCAAGGCGTCGGTGTTGACGGCAATCTGGTCAGCCGTCAGGCCTGAAATGTCGAACCACTGCAGTTCGGTCGGGTCCATGCCGGCCCTGGTGGTCCAGGCGATCGTTTCTCGAATCAGCGGCGTCATGACCAACTCCTCTTCAGCACCCTGTGAAACTTGCCGTCCAGCCGGTACTCGATGCTGGTTGGCGGCTTGCTGTTGCTCATCTGCACCGACAGGTAGTCCAGCCCCTGTTCGCCTTCCAAGTTTGCTGCCTCGGCCAGATTCGCGCCAGACGAGTTGGCCATCTTGAACAACTGCTGCATGGCCCTCTGTCCTGCATACCCGTCGTGCAAGACCGGCAAATACTCGGTGATCGGCTTGTCCGACAGGCTGCCGTAATAGGTGCAGGCCAGCATCATCTTGCCGCTGGCGCGGCTCGTGTGGATACGCCAGTTCCAGCTGCTGACCTCGACCTCTTGGCCTTCCAGTCCCATGATGTCCACATCGCGCAGTTCCAGCTTCTTCTTCTGCGGCTCCGGGAAGGTATGACCGCAGGCAGGGCAGGCCATGGCGCTGATGTGCACCAGCTCCCCGCAGTTGTCGCACACCTTGACTGGTGCCTCGCCGTTGCCATCCCCGCCGCGCTTGGGGGGCTGCACGTTGGTGATCGGGCCATGCGTCTCGACCACGCCTGCAAAGTCCAGCACCAGGCAATGATCGGTGTGGCTCTTGGGTCGCATTCCGCGCCCGGCCATCTGCACATACAGGCTGGCCGACATGGTGGGCCGCAACATGGCGATCAGGTCAATGTCTGGGTAATCAAAGCCGGTGGTCAGCACGTTGGCATTGGTCAGCGCACGCAGCTTGCCTGCCTTGTAGTCGGCCAGAATCTGCTCGCGCTCTTTCTTCGGTGTCTCGCCTGTCACGCACTCGGTCGGCACGCCGTGGCTGTTCAACACATCGCAGACCCGCTGCGCGTGCTTCACGCCAGTGCAAAAGAACAGCCATGCCCGTCTATCTTGTGCCAGGGTGATAACTTCGCGCACCACGCGCTCGTTGTTGTCGTCCGTGTCAACAGCCGCCTGCAACTCGCTCTCGATGAATTCGCCTCCCCGCTTGTGCACCCCGCTGGTGTCCAGGCGCTGCTTAGTGATCTTGCTGCGCAGCGTGGCCAAGTGGCCTTTGAAGATCAATTCCTCGATGCTGACCGGCTCGATCAATGCGTCGAACATGGCAGGCTTATCGGTGATCAGCCCGTGGCCAAGACGGTAAGGAGTGGCCGTAAGCCCCACCACTCGCAGGCTCGGGTTGATGGCTGTCAACTCGCCAAGAAACTGCCGGTAGCCGCCTTCATCCTTGTGGTTGACCAAGTGGCACTCGTCGATCACCACCAGATCAATGTGCCCGATCTGCTTGGCCTTCTTGCGCACCGACTGGATGCCTGCAAAGGTGATCGGCTCGCCCAGTTGCCGCTTGCCGATGCTGGCGCTGTAGATTCCCATCGGTGCGCCAGGCCAATGCAGGCGCATCTTTTCGGCATTCTGCTCGATCAACTCCTTGACGTGGGTCAGCATCAGAATCTGCGTCTCGGGCCAGCTTTGCAGGGCATCCTTGCACAGCGCAGCCACGATGTGGCTTTTGCCAGACCCGGTTGGCAGCACCAGACAAGGGTTGCCCTTGTTGCCTGCCTCGAACCAGGCATACAGCTGGTCGATGGTGCGTTGTTGGTAGTCACGAAGCATTGCTGCTCCTTGCACGGATTGCCTCAGCAACCACGCGACCTAACGGGCTGCGACCTCGGGTAAGAACGTCCTCGGCGCACTTCGCACACGCCTCACGCTCCTCTTTCACAGCCGCCTCCAGCCTGTCGCGCCACTCGCGTTCGATCTGGTTGGCTATTTCAAGTCCGCTTACTGTGCTCATCCCACAATCCTCCCGCCAAAAGTCTCGCGCAGGCTCTCGACATACTCGTCTCCCATGCTGCACATCTTCGGGTTGGCCAGAATCTCGCGGCTGGTGTAGACGTGCGCGTCGCCTTCGCCGTTTGCCACATCCTTGCCTTCGATCACATAGACCGCTGTCCACTGGTCGAGTCCCTCCTTCATCTCCCATGGCACAAGGTCTGGGTGCAGCACATGGCTGTCGCAAGCCTCGCGCTGAAACTCGACCGGAATGCCATCGGCATCGTGGCGCTCGCACCGCCAGGTGCTGTCTGCCTTGGATGTTGAGTGGGCGCAGGTGCGACAGTTCACGTGCTTGGTGGTTTTGGTGCTGTGGCAGAACTCGTGCGCGTCGCAGAACTTGCACTGGTACCAGCTTGGGTCGGTGCTGATGGGTGGTGGCATCCTGTCGTCCAGCGCCAGCCTTTGGCCTCGCGCCACGAACTTCTCGGCCACCGCCTTGTCGTACTTCACGCGCTCGGTGTAGATGCGGTCGTCGTCCTTGCATACCGCCACATACAGCGCACGCTGGGTGTCGGTGCCGTGCATGTAAAGCTGCATCTGCACGAAGTGCTCTGGCTTGGCCTTCTCGACACCGTCCTTCTCCAAGGCGTTGAAGCTCTTGAGGCTGTGCGTCTTGAACTCTGCAATGTGACGCGCCTTCGGTGCCTCTGGCACGCCAGACTCGATGATGGCGTCGATGCTGCCTGACACATGGCATCCGAAGTCCACCCGCGCTTGGTTGCGTCCGGTGTTGTTGCGAATGTCCAGACCGATGGCTCGCAAGTCGCTGATGATGGTCGCCTCCTCGTTTTGTCCGCGCCGGAACAGTCGCAGAATGCGCCCTGGAAAAGTCGGCTGCACAGCCCACCGAAAGGACAGCCACAGCCAGCGGTCGCATGGATGACCAAGCTGTGAGCAGCCCATGTGCGGTCTGGGTGGCTCGGCGTGCGCCTCGTGGTGCTTGTCAATCAGCGCCTGGATGGTATGATCTGACTCGGGAATCTTCATGGTTGCCACTCCTTCTAGGTTGGGTGCCCAGGTCTGCTCACGCAGCCTGGGCTTTTTCACGTCTTACTTCTTCGCCCAGGGTGGCGCAGCCTTGCCGGACGCTGCCGGTGCAGGTGTTGCCGCCTGTGCTGGCGCAGAGGCCGCTGCAGGCGTCGGAACGCTGCCGCTGGTGGCCTTGTAGCCCTTCACATCATTGCTCGGCTCGTAGCCTTCTTGCTGGCGAATCTCCAGCTTGATTTGCAGGCTGCCACCGATCAGTTGGTCGGTGTCGGTCACCTTGGCCAGCCCAATGGCTCGCATGATCTCGCCAAGCTGCTGGCGTCCGATTTCCTCCGCTTTCGGGTTGGGGTTCTTGATGTTCAGGTTACCGAACACCACGCGCCCTTGGTGGGTCGGGCCGGTGATGTCGTAGCGCACCGCAATGTACTGGCCGTTGCCAGCCTTGGTGCTTTTGAGTTCAGCGCCGGTGATGTTGGCGTGGTACCAGCCGGGAGGCAGTGGTTCGTAGTTGCCGTTGCCCTGGGGCAGTTCGTTGACGTCGAAGGTTTCGTTCAGAAATGCCATGATTTACTCCTTGGTAGTGGCGTGGGTGATGGTGAAAGATGCTCGGCCAGGCTTGGCCGTGATTGCTGGTGCAAGTGGGCCAGTGATGGCCTCGTTTGCCGCCTTCCAGACAGCCATGTTGATCTCCGGCTTCCACCGGAACAGGCTGGATAGGTGCTCGGTCAGGCCGTGCTCGGCTGCAAGCTCCTGCAGCTTGTCGCTGTCGACCTTGCGATCGATGCGACCCTGAATCTTGATGGTGAAGTGGCTCGGCGCGACAGTCTCGGTGCCTTCCAGGTTCTCGGCAATGCCTGCCAAGGACTTGATGCGGTCTTCAATCTTGCGCCGGTCGGATGTGGCTGTGCCTTCGCGCTCCTTGGCCTGCAGCCACATATTGGACAGCTCGTTCAAGTCGTCCAGGCTTTTGAGGGTGTCGTCGATGCTCATCATTGCTTGCCTCCGATCTTGGTGATGATCGCGCCAAGGTCAGGCGCTTCCCAAGCCTCCAGCTTGCCGCTGCGGTCTTTGGCCAGCCACAGCCCGTCGCTGTCGCACATCAGGGCGCGTTGTGTCACGCCTTCGGCATCGCGCTCAACACGCAAGGCCAGCACTTCGTCAAAGAAGTATGGCAGCCCCTGCGTCAGGCTCTTGCCTGGCATGCCAGGGTTGTAGAGCATCTTGCCCATCTCATCCTGGCTCTTTTCCAGCTTGGCGCTCATGTAGACGTGCTTGCCAGGCAGGTCGCGGAAAGCGCGAATCAGCTCCTGCATGGTGGTGTTCATCTCGCCGTAGGCTGCGCGACCGTCCTTGTTCTTCTTCATCTCGTGGGCCAGCACCACCTCAGCCACCTCGCTGATCGAGTCCAGCGCCACCGACTGAAAGCCTGCCGCCTCCTGGCTGTCCTTGCACCAGGCGTAAGCCTCGCGCAAGTCGTCCATCGTGGCCACCTCGATGTATGGCAGGTCTGCGTCCTGAATGGACAGCAGGCCACCCTCAGCCGAGAGGACGATGGGGTTTGGCAGGGTTTTGATCAGGCTGGTTTTACCCGCGCCTGCCTGCCCGTAAACGAGCAGTTTCACACCACCGGCGGTCAGGCCGCCTGTTTTCTTCAGATTGATTGCCATTTGGCACTCCTTCGTTTGGTTGCTGCACCTTCGGCCAATTCCGTTCGTGCAGTGGTTGCAACTTTAAGGCATTTTCTGGTAAAGTGCAAGCACTCGACCAAATTATTTTAGGAGTTTGCACAAAATGATGACCCTCGAACAAGTCCAGCAACTGCTGGCCGACCGAAAGCCTGGGGTGGTGGCCAACGCCACTGGCCTGTCCTATGACACTGTCTGGCGGGTGCAGCGAGGTGACATGAAGGCGGTTTCCTACGATGTGGTGAAGCGCCTGTCAGACTACCTGCAAGGTCAGGCGGTGACACATGGCTGACCTTTCAAAAGTCCTCGGAGGCCCATGGTCGCCACCACCAGACAAGATTCTCGCCACACCCGAAGATCAACTGCGCACCGCCATGGTCGAGGCAGGGATGGAACCGCCAGACCACATTCACATGGACGGGAAGATTCACCGCTTCAAGTCCGGCACCAAAGGCAGCGGCAACAAAGGTGGCGACAAGCCTGGCTGGTATTTGGTCTTTGGGGATGGCGTTCCGGCAGGCCGCTTCGGTTGCTGGCGCATGGGCTTTGAGTCACCTTGGCGTGCGGACGTCGGCAGGAAGCTCACGCCATCGGAGGAAATGGCGCACGCCAGACGTATTGCAGAGGCCAAGGCAATCCGAGACGCCGAGTTGGAGCGCCAGCACAAGGTGGCATCGGACACCGTCGAGACCATCTGGGAGTCTGCCCAGGCCGCGCACCCAGACCACCCCTACCTGACACGCAAGGGCATCGGCGTGCATGGCGCTCGCGTCACAGGAGACGGTCGGCTGGTGGTTCCACTTTACGACCAGGATGGGACGATTTCCAGCCTGCAGTACATTGCGCACGATGGTGGCAAGCTCTACCACCCTGGTGGGGCAACAGGTGGTAAGTTCTGGATTCTCGGCACGATGGACGAACCAGGCACGCTTTTTGTGGCCGAGGGCTTTGCCACCGCAGCGACCATCCACGAGACAACCGGCAGGCCCTGCGTGGTAGCCTTCTCAGCCTCAAACCTTGTGCCCGTGACCGGCACGCTGCGGGAAATGCATGGGGCAACACAGGACATCGTCATCGTCGCAGACCACGACCAATCTGGGGTTGGCCAGCGGTATGCGGAGCAGGCCAGCGCCAAGTTCGGTGCTCGGATGGTGATGCCTCCTGTCTTGGGCGACGCCAACGACTACGCCCAGGCCGGACACGATCTGGCCAGCCTGCTCATGCCGCCATCTGATGACTGGCTCATCCCCGCAGACGACTTTTCATCCCAGCCAGCCCCCATTTCATGGCTGGTCAAGCGCTGGCTGCAGGCCGATGCCTTGATCATGGTGCATGGCCCTTCCGGTGGAGGCAAGACCTTTGTGGTGCTCGACTGGTGCCTGCGCATTGCCTCCGGCATGACCGAGTGGTGCGAGCAGAAGGTCAAGCCTGGAAATGTGGTTTACCTGGCCGGTGAGGGCCACCACGGTCTGCGTGGCCGGATTGCAGCTTGGAAGCACCACAACCAGGCTGGCAAGCTCAACATGTGGCTGTCCAAGGACGGATGCGATCTGAACACCCCGACCGGATACCTCAAGGTGGTCGAGCAGGTCAGGCAACTTCCAGAAACACCGGCCATCATCGTGGTCGACACCCTGCACCGATTCCTGGCAGGCGACGAAAACAGCGCCCAGGACGCCAAGACCATGCTCGACGCCTGCAACTCTCTGATGGGCGAGTTCCACTGCAGCGTGATTCTGGTGCACCACACCGGCGTGTCCGAAGAGGCCCAGCACCGCGCGCGAGGCTCCTCAGCTTGGCGAGGTGCCTTGGACATCGAGATCAGCGTCATCCCAGGCAAGGACGACTTCCCGATGCAACTGGTGCAACGCAAGTCCAAGGACGCTGAACTGGCCCAGTCGGTGCACGTCGAGTTGCATCAGGTCACCATCCCAGGATGGACGGACGAGGATGGCCAGCCGGTCACGAGTGCCGTTGTCGTCCAAACACAGCCCCCACAAGCCCCGAAAAAGGAGTCCAAGCTGGATGGACACCGCAAGACCTTTGAAAACGCTTGGTGGGCCACAGGTGCCGAGGAGCGCGATGGTTTACCCTACGTCAGCCGGTCGGCGCTCAAGGACAAGCTGACCGCAGACGGTCGCAAGCCCAGAACCATCGAAAACGATCTGAGCGCAGCCTACCCAGACAAGCTGATCGGCGCATTGGTTTTGTCGGAGATCATCAGCCCACTTGAGCACGGATGGGTGGTCTGCGATGAGGTGCAGGCCAGCGCAATGCTGATGCGAAAAGGGGGTGAAAATTGAAGCCCCCTAGCCCCCTGAATCCCCCTAG